CGCTTGACGCTNNNNGCAACGGGTACGCAGTTATCCGTTTCCTCCCCGCCCCTGAAGGTGAGACTATCCCCTGGGCAAAACTGTACTCCCACGCCTTCCAAGGTCCTGGTGGTTGGTACATCGAAAACTCTTTGACCACGCTTGGTCAGGTCAAAGATCCTGTTGGTGAAGTAAACCGCCGTCTCTGGAACAGCGGTAGTGATGAAGACAAAGAGACTGCTCGTAAGCAGAAGCGTAAGCTTCAATACTACAGCAACATCTATGTCGTGAAGGATCCCAAGCATCCTGAGAACGAAGGTAAGGTCTTCCTGTACAAGTATGGTAAGAAGATCCATGATAAGATCATTGCTGCCATGCAACCTGAGTTCCAAGACGAGACTCCTGTCAATGTCTTTGATCTTTGGGAAGGTGCTAACTTCAAACTGAAGATCAAGAAGGTCGCAGGTTATTGGAACTATGATAGCTCTGAGTTTGATAGTGTTAGTGCTCTGTCTGCAGATGATACTGAACTTGAATCGATCTGGAAGCAAGAAAACTCGCTAGAGGCGTTCACTGCTAAGGATCAGTTCAAGTCCTACGAGGAACTTGAGGCACGCCTCAACCTTGTGCTGGGCATCGGGCAGCGTCCTGCTACTCGTCCCTCTGTGGATGATGAAGAGTACGAACCAGTCGCAGCGACTGGTGGTTTCAACGATGCTGACATCACCTCTGCTCCATCTGCTTTCCGTGAGCAGATGAGTGCTCCGTCTCCTGTCAAGCAGGAGGCAGTCGTTGAGGATGACGATGCTCTGTCTTACTTCGCTCGTCTTGCTGAAGAGTGATGAAGTTTCTGAAGGTTTTCCTTCACCCAGTAACCCAATTCAATCTCCTGATTGTTGGGTTCCTGGTTATCATTCAGGGGATGCACTTACACGCACACTATACTATGGATGTTGACACAGATAGTTATGTTCATAAGTTCTTGAAGAAGAACCCTGATAAGTGTAAGAAAATTGAATACTGAATTCTGTAATTGGGGAAAAAATTTTTCCCCAATTTTTTTGTCTAAAAAGTCGCGTAGATTATCCTGCTTTCTTTAGTCTGGATGAGATAAAGTTTGTGGATTCTTTGTAGGTATTTTGTTCTCTAAAGCTTTCAACGAATGCCTCTACATAGGGACCACGCAGAACAAAAACTTCTCTACGCTCTTCATTCTTCTGTACTTCATACTCATAGTTAGTCACTGGTATTGACAGTAGGTTGCCTGCTACTGTGACCATCGAACCAGAACTATTGAAGACATGGTTGGTTTGGTAGTAGTTCTGATCCACATGCACACCTGCTTCTAGGGTACGACCACCGATAGTAAATGGTATAGTTTCGTAGTGGTGGATGCCCGAGTATGCATCATCTCCATACTTAGACTCAACAAATTTCTGGAGAGTTTCGTTGTCGTATGGCAGAGCAAACCTTGGATCAATCATATTGTTTGTCAATACAACAACCCAGTCATAAATTACATCTCCATAATAATCTTGTGCTAATTGTTCGATGCGCGTATTGGATTCTACTGTAACTTTTTTAAAGTAGACAGCATAATCAAAGATGTCTGGATTGACTTGAAATCTTCTGAAGAAATTCTTTGCTACCACATAATCGGATTCCGAGAATGGAAACCCGATAGGTCTTACTGGATATTGTAAGTCTGAAATTTGATTGAAGTACATTATAATGTTGCTCCTGATCCAGCGTTTTGAATTTCTTCTGCAAAGACTAGTTTTGTCTCTAAGAATGACACGATTAGTTCTGTTGCAACAGGTGATCCATCTTGATATGTAGCATACGCACCATCAGGAGTGTAATTTACTTTGACAGACTGAATGACGCATTGTTTGTACTGTGGCAACCATTCATGCAGACCAGATCCTTTCATGAAAGAAACTTCTACAACTAATGGAACGCCAATGACATTACCACCTGCTAATTCTTTAGCTTTTTGGTCTTTAGATGGATTTCTTTCAAAGAATGGTAGAGATGCTTTTCTGAATGTATTGCAAATTTGTTTGATAGTAACTGCTTCGGGTCCATTTTGCGGAATCATTTTAAATTTGAGAGTAAACTCTCTCAGTTCAGGAGAATCAAACAAAACCTCAACATTAGGATTTAACATGACACCCTGTTGACTCTGTAATGTGTCATTTAATGTTAAGTTTCCACCAACACCAGGAACTTGGTTGATAGCACCAGTAATTAATGCTTTAATAGCATTGTTCATGCCTTGTCCAAGATCATAGTTGTTCAGACCAGATACATTACCACCAGTCACTTGTAATGCTGTTTTACCTAGGTTACTGAAAGATTTACCTTGCCAGTTACCTTTTGTCTCGGATTGTATATCCTGAGGCATATACAGGATGATCGGACTTACACCAGGAACTTCAGTTAATGATTGTGTGGTTCTATTATATTCAGTGTACTTGTTAAATTTGGTTATCCCGNCATTCTTATCACTAGGCTTAGAAAATGGTGGTTGATACTGTCCGAACCTGAACATTACATAATCAGTATTTTTATCTCTAATTAGATTGGGATATCTTAGAGACTTATCTTTGCCTGGGACAGGTCTGGCACTGAATTTGTATTTTCCAATTTGATTTAAAATCGAAGCAGGAACTGGAGGACCATACACTGGTGCTTGTGGATCGGTTGACCTTGGTATCACCTGTCTTCCTTTTTCGTCAGTAAGGGGATTAAATACACCAGGATCGTTAGATGGTCCTTTGAAAGTTTTGCTACCTTCGTTCCAAATGTAATACCTACCGTCTTTTCCTATGTACCAGTCTGCTCTTCTGTATGGTGGTTTTGCCATTTACTTTACCATTTCCCTTGATTCTTTGGTGCTATATCCTCTGATGATTCTTTGAGCTTTCAATTTGTCATAGAATTTTTCGTTTGTCTCCTGCCAAACTAATTCTTTCTCATAATCAAATTGATGACCGCCCTTCACCTGAACAACAAAGTCTTCAACAGGTAGGAGTATTGAAGTGTCCCATTCGTTTGCGTGTAAGTCTAGAATGTAACCACCTCCGATGTTGTTTTTCAAATATTTATGGAGGCAAATCTTAGGAAAGTCAATCTTTCCACGCATCAATGATCTCACTGCCATGATTCTCTTTTTAGGTGTCATGTAATGAAAGTTGCATCCCCAGAATTCAGTTGGAGTTGCTTTGATTACATATACTAAAGGAAACTTATCATAGTATGGTAGTCTAGATGTTGCCTTGTACTCAAACATGTACATGTGACCAGCAACTGCATATCGTCTAAGTACATTGCCGTCTTGCTCATCCGTAGAACCAAGACGATCACGACGCTCATCTCTGAGATATTTTGACTTGTCTTTTGCGAATCTAGATATTTGTCTTCTTACTTCGTTTTTATACCATGTTAGTGTTTGTTTTTCGCCACCCGTAGCATCGGTGACTTTTTCAAATATAGTTTGGTATCCATCAGTGTTTTTTAGGTCGTTGCGTTGGATTTCCGCAAATCCTTGTGCCATTGTTAGACTCCTAGGTGATCTTCGGTCAGAATTAAAAATTTCATCTGCCTATCTTCACAGTAGTCCTGAGCAGCGTCCCATTTAGCACGGTTCTTAGCGAACGTCAGGGCATCCCTCTTGTAGGCAGCAGTCTTTTTGTTTTTTGCATTAGGCGGTGTTGTTTGTTTCTTTGGTTTAATCTCAACTATGTACTTTGAAATCAGTCCAGATTTTTCACGAACTTTAATGTAAAAGTCTGGATAGTATCTGTGCGCTCTACCATCTAGAGGAGAGCGGTATGGTATAATGACTTCTTCACTACCCCACTCTAATATAGATGGAGTATTGTCACAAAACACCATGAACTTTCGTTCCCATAGCGATCTATAGATGATCTTAGTAGGATTGCCACGGTACTTCCCAGGGTTGACTGGTTTATACAGTCCAGAATATGCCATAAATATATAAGATCCCACAGTTATATTTAGAGTGGCAACCATCAAGCAAATAGTGGAGAGAATATCGTCGAGAGGCGGAATGTCTCTTTCCACTTCTTATCGCATCTATATTCAACCATCTCTTGATCAAAACGGTGCTCTACCCTGGTATAAAGATTGGAATTATGATAAAAGGTGGATTGAACTTTTTTGTGATGAGGCGCAGCTTCCAAATGTGCAGGCACAAACTGGACTAATGACTGGAAGATATCTTGGTGAAGGACCATTTCAGTATGCACATACTAGAATCTATTCGGATGTGACATTGGGATTTTTATGTGATGCAAACATGACACCACTAAAATTCTTTTCTGCGTGGCATGATTATGTTTTTGGTGGAGTTCCATACAATCTATATCCAGTGAATGGATCCCTTTCTAATTTCGAGCAGGGTGCTACAGAATCTACCAATCAAGAGGTTAGACTAAATTATCCTGATGACTATACTGGTAAAGTGAGAATTATTAAGACTGAGACTGGGGCCAATGCAGACAGACCATCTATTGGATTCAATTTATTAGATGCATATCCATATAGTATTGACTCTGTACCACTTGCTTATGGTGGATCTCAGTTGACAAAAGTGACAGTTAACTTACACTATAAGAAACACAATATTTTCACTGCACAGCAAAATTGATTTTTCGATTCCGCAAAACTGGGAAAATTTTTTCCGCAAAAATTGGATTCAAAAAGTCGTTCTAAATAAATATACGATCTGAGGTTATTATTATGGCTTTGCCAAAGGTTGGTTATCCAACATACGAACTTGAATTGCCATCTACGGGTAAAACTGTAAAATATCGCCCATTTTTGGTAAAAGAGGAAAAAGTCCTTTTATTGGCATTGGAATCTGAGGATGAAAAGCAGATTCGTCAGGCAGTGAAGGATTTGATCAAAAACTGCGTTTTGAGCAGAATTAAAGTAGATCAATTGCCCATTTTTGATCTAGAGTACCTATTTCTGAATATTCGTGGCGCATCGATTGGTGAAAGTCTTAGTTTGACTGTTACTTGTCAAGATGACAATGAAACCAAGGTTGATGTTAAGGTTTCCATCGGTGATATTCAGGTATTCAAACCAGAAGGTCATTCTACCAAAATTGAGTTTGACGACACTTTTGGCGTTGTCATGACATATCCTAGTATGCAAAGATTCATTGATTTGGACTTTTTGCAGAAAGATCTCAATACCGAAGAAGTTTTTGAGTTGATTGCAGAAAGCATCGAGCAGATTTACCAAGGTGAAGATGTTTACGATACTACAACTACTTCTAATAAAGAATTCCGCGAATTTGTCGATAGTTTGACTACAAAGCAATTTGAGGCAATTCAGCAATTTTACGAAACAGCGCCAAAACTGAGACATACCTTTAAGGTCACAAATCCCAAAACTGGTGTAGAATCAGAGTACACCATGGAGGGTCTCCAGAGTTTTTTCGCGTAGCACTCTTCCAGAACAGTCTGGAGGGGTATTACAGGGTTAATTTTGCGTTGATGCAGTACCATAAATATAGCTTGAGTGAAATAGAAAATTGGATGCCTTGGGAGCGTGAAGTTTATGTTGCGTTCCTAATGCAGTATCTTGAAGAAGTCAAGCAACGCAATCAACAGCAGCAATAATGGCGGGTTATTCAAACACATATAGTGGAGACCTTACTACTACGATTGCGAGTAAGTTATATTCTGCTGTCAAAAAAAGAATCGAGAAAAATAGAGACAAGGCAGACGAAGAACAGGATAAATTAAAGGAATCTGTCAAAGAGGCAGAGCGTGCAGTTGACCCAAAAGCAACAAAAGTAACAGATAAGGCAAATCGCCAATATGTTGCTAAAGTATTTGGTGTGGGCATCGATCTTAAATTGATGCAAATGGAGGCAAGCGCAGAGAAAAGTCTTGAGCAGATTAATGAGATAAAAGCGTTAACAGCGCATAATACTAGTTTGATTATTGATCACAATGAAATGTTGATCAATAAACTCGATGCGCTGCTTGGAGTATTTCAAGAAAAACTAGCATTAGACAAAAAACTTGCTGACGACGCTGAAACTGCTAGAGCTACTGGTGGTGGCGGTGGATCTGGTACAAAGGGGTATCTGAAGAACCTTTTGAACAGACCTGGAAATTTCATTGCAAACTTTATCAAAGATTTGCTACTTAGAAGAGCAAAAACTGCTTTACAGAGAATAGTACCCAGAAGATTGCGAGCAAGGGGTAGACTATTAAGTAGACAACTTGGCAGGAGAGTGGGACCTGCTGCTAGGGCAATGCTGAGACCTAGGGCAGCAGCGAGAACTGCTCTGACTAATTATGCAANGCAAGGCACAAAGACACTTGGTATAAAACTTGGTGCCAAGGGAGCGGCAAAGGCAGGACTTAAAACTNTAGGTAAAAAACTTCCATTTGGTATTGGTCTTGGTATCTCTGCTATATTTGCAGCACAGAGATTGTTCCAGAAACCACCCGATCCTATGGGTGCGGCATTGGAACTTGCTTCTGGTGCTGCAGCATTTGTGCCTGGTATCGGCACTGCGGCGTCTCTAGCAATCGATGCTGGTCTTGCTGCCAGAGACATGAAGAAAGAGTCTGAGACTCAGCAATATGCTACTGGCACACAAAACCAATATACAAAGAAAGGACTTGCAATCCTTCATGGTAAAGAGTCTGTAGATAGAGTAGATCCCAAGTCTGGATTGTCAATTGCTGCTATTGAAAGTCTTGGTAGTAAAATTCTCTCTATTAGTTATGCTACTGCTAGAGCGGGTAATGTTGATGGTGCTATTCTATCAGAAGTATCTAGATTGCCATTTAAAATTTATAATGTGCCAGTGAAAGCAGATGTCAAACCAAGAGCAGTTAAAGCAAGCAATGCTTTTGATTTTAGTAGAAGATTAACTCAAACATTTAATACTACTCAATATGGAAACCTCCCTGAGGAGGAAGAACCAGATCCTAATGCTCCTAATGCTCCTAATGCTCCTCCTAGGCAGCAAAACCCACTTCAACGACTTTTTGGAGGTGGTGGATCCAGACAACGACCTAGATTAACACCACAAATCGGGACTCAATCTCATATTTGGAATAAAAATCTACCTGAGACTGCAGTTACATTTGACGCGGCACAGGGTATAGATAAATCGGGAGAACCTGGAGTTGACTTTAGTTTCAACAACATTTATAAAAACTATGCTGTTTTCTCTGGTGAAGTTATTGATGTAGGTCCTGTTCCTGGTAGTCCTGCGTATGGAGAATCTGTAACTATCAGAAGTACCGATCCGTTTGATCCTTCTAGACAATTTGATTCTTTATATGCACACTTTTCTCCTGGAACTCCAGTAGTACAAAAAGGACAATCTATATCTGTGGGTGATTATCTAGGTCCAGTTGGTTGGATCGGACCATGGTACAGTGGCACTCCAGCTCCTGGTGCTGGTAATATGGGAGGTCCACATACAAGTTTGGATTTTTATGAACCAGACTCTGTTGCTCCTGCAAAAAACTTTAGACAATTGCAGAGATATGTTCTAAATCTTGAAGGTAAGTCTCCTCCATCTACTCCATCTGCTTCACAACCACAGGGTCCTCAGGGAAAAGGATATGGTAAAGGCGGACTTGGTGGGGCACAGAACTACTTTAAGCGTGGTACTGGTGGATCTAAGCAAGGTAGAGGTACAAAGGTTAGTGATAAAGACTTTGCTGCTCTAGTTGCAATATCTTCTTTGGAGGCTGGAGTTCCTCAGGCTAGAGTTGATGTAGCACAGTCTATTATGAATAGACTTGGAGATGGCACATATGGTAGCACTCTTTTCAGTGTTATTACTGCAAATGGTCAATATCAACCAGCATACATCAATCCAAACGCATCGCAGGGACCACTAACAAAAACATCTCCAGAATGGAAAGCAGTAAAAGACAAACCATCTGCTATTGAAGCAATGCGATCATATTATTGGAGAAGATACCAAAAACGTGTTAGTTATGCTGAAATGCAAGAGTTGTATGAATCCACTCTTGCTGCAATGAAAAATCCTGCAATGCAGGCAGCTGCCGCTAGAAAAATTGGTGGAAGAACTGAGTTTCTAGGATATAAAGTTGAGGGTGCTGATGTTGTTATGAGAGAGGGTTATGGAAATAACTCTTTCTTTGCTGCGTATGGTAGTGGAAATCAGTTATCTAGGGGTGCTATGCCATTCCCACAGAGAGTTATTCCAAAACCAAGACCACCTAAACCATCTACAACACCAACACCACAACCAGCACCAGCACCTGGAGAAAACCAATGGTGGGACTTGTTAGATTTGTTTCCAAATCAATCAAATCTTCCACAGAGATTGATGGCATCTAGTGCCGATGTAGAATCTATTGAGGAAGAGTTAAACTTGCTTCCTGTGGTGTTAAATAAAACTGTATTCGTAACAAAACCTTCGATGAACAGTGGAGGTATGGTAGCTACCCGTCAACCCACGGGATACACTCGTGAGAACTATCAAATGTCTAGACTCGCAACCTAAAGATGGCAGGATACTCAAGCACATATAGTGGAGATCTGACCACTACAGTTGCATCGTTTTTGTATAACACGGTGCAAAATGCGCGTGGAGATGCAAAGCAAGAGAAGATTACTGCTGAAAAAGAAGCAAAAAAATATGGTGTAGATCCACAATTAAAGCGTGGTGAGTTTTTCAAGCAGGCACTACCATATAGATTTACTCCCAGCATGTTCAGGGAGAAAAAATTTGGTGACAAATTTAAGTATCCTGATTACTTTGCTAGAGGACAAAAAACTGAATTAGCATCTCCTCTGCCTTCTGATTATTTTAATCGTGGTCAGTCTAGTCCAATAACTGCACAAGCAAAAGAAAGAAGGGCAGGTAATCCATTCCCGTTTGTTGCAGTTGGCGCACCTCTGAATCAACAGGTTCAGGCAAATACGCCAATGGTTGATTCAACCACCAAGTATACTGATACTGTTAACAAAGACAAACCTGTCAAAGTCAAGGATGAAATGCTTGGCGTCTTGTTTGCCAAGGTTGCTGAGTCGATGGGTAGAACTGTCGCTTCTCTTGCAGACAAGCAGGGGCAGATTGATGGTGAGATTGCAAGTGCGAAAGAGTCTTCATTAGGCATTGCGAAAGCATTAGAACTCAATACTGATATCGTATCTGATAAGTTGGATCAACTTATTGATGTGATGAATCAGCAGATTGACTTCAATAAGCAGCAAGCAGATTTGAAAGAGACTGAGGATGTCAAAGAGAAAGTTGCTGATACTGATATAACTTCTGGTACAGATAGATTTGCAAAGGTTGGTGAAAGTGTTGGTGAAGTTCTGGCGGAGAATGATAGAGAGGATGATCTAGTTGATAGAATGAATACGGATCCAAATATACCAAAAGCAGAAGCTGGTGGTATGTTCTCTGGACCCAACTCTGGGTATCCTGTCATGCTTCATGGCAATGAGATGGTTACCCCTGTCAATAATAATTACACTCAATCGTTTGAGATGGGCACCCCTACACAGGGTATTCAGCAATATGAAGTAGGAACTAGTCAGGCATCTACAGCACCATCTGTTACTCCAAACGAATCTATTATGAGTGGATCTCCATTGAGATCGCCAACTTTGAATCAAAATGAAACTAATGATGCTACAACTGAAGACCTAGCATCTGCCATGGCCATGCCTAGTCAAGTTGCTGGTTTGCTCGCTATGGATAAGACTGCTAATGCTGCTGGAATGCTAGCAGATCAGTCTCCTGGAATGCAAAGTGTTGTCAGTTCAGTTACAGATCCTATTGCTGATGCTTTCAATATTAAAAACTCAGTAAAACAAAAGTTCACTACAAATGTTTTGCCTAGTAAAAAAGCATTTGCTCGTTCTTCGGGTGGTATGTTTGGTCAATCTGGTGATAGTGAAGGTTTCTTTGAGACAATGGGCGGACTAATTGGCGGTGGAGTTAAAAATGTCAAAAACTTCTTCAAATTCTTAGGTAACGCATTTAATGATAGAGGTAACGGTCCACCAGGAATAGGATACGGTAGGCGTGTTGGTGGATCTACTAAGAATATCAGTAACAATACATTCAAAGGCAGTAAGGTTGGAACTGGTGGATTTGCTCTCCCTGGCACTGGTACAGTTTTAAAACCATTGACGACTAGGAACAGTGCTGGTGGGTATGAAACTCGCTTGGAAACTCAATTCCATTTGCTTGGAATTCCATTAGGTCTCAGAGAAAGATATAGGGGAGATACTGGAAAATCCAAAATGGGCAGTCTCTGGCCATTGGAAAACCCTGATAGTCGATCTGGCGTAGAAAGATTCAATCAGAACCGAGATAGACCATATAATTTGGTTCCATATTACGGGGGATCTGATATGGTTAGACCCGAAGCAATTCCACAGAGAAATTTGAGAACTGCACCTCAGTCAACACCAACTCGTACAAATCGCTATGGTGAAACAGAATCAAGTAATCCTATAACAAATATGGTGAGAGGAATTAGGGATATGTACATCCCCGAATCAAGAATCAGAGCGATTGAAGAAGCACAAGGCAAACCTTTAGGTAACACGACATATGGTGAATTCCAAAGGGGATTGATAGATCAGTATGGAAGCTCTAATTATGGAGAACAAAGAAGGCAAATTCTTGGACCACAATCCAGTCTCCCAACTCCACCATCGAACAATATGGCAAACATCTTGAATATGAATTCAATGGATGCTAAAATGAAAGGTGCTTCAAGATTGGCACCAGTAGTAATAAATATGTCCGATGCTGTGGCAATGGGTGGCACAGAACAACCACAGGAAGTATCTGCTTTTGCGACTGTTGCCGACCCAGGAACATCTGCCTACACAGATGCATATAAACCATCTTTCTTAGGATAATGAAAGCGTCAAATTTTAATCTAAAGTCTATCAAAATCTGGAAAGTTGGCAGTGAATCTGGCGAACCAGTTTACATCTATAAGAGTGGAGCATCACAGGGTGGTGTAGTTCTAGGATTTCAGTATTTTGAGGATCTCATTGATGTTGGATACAAAGCTACACTAACCATTAATGATACTGGATTTAACTTGATATCTACTTTACCTGTTCAGGGGTTTGAGAAGGTCACTATTGAAGTGACTGATTACCTTGGAAAAGCACATGAGTATGCGTTCAGATTGTGGAAAGTTGGTAACAGAATTGAAGCAGATAGAAGAAGAATCTATACATTAGGACTTGTATCTGAAGCATTCATATTGAATGAAGGTTCTGTAGTCAACAAAGTCTTAGAAGGAACTCCTACTAAGATTGTAGAAAAGTTACTCAAAGAATACCTGTCAGTTCCTGGATCGAAAAT